CCGATCGTCCTTTTCATAGCAAATGATTTTGCGGCACTTGCGCGCGCACTTGTTTGCGTGCTACGATGCAAACAAATTTGCAAGTGAGGCTCCATGGCGACCAAGAGATCAGGCATTCAACGTGCCCTTGACATGTACGAGACGAGCACCGCGCTTGCCGCTGCCTGCGGCGATGACGTGAAGCGCCAAAACATCGAGCACTGGGTCTCGCTGGGTTACGTCCCGGTGGGCAAGTGCCACAGGGTTGCCAACGCAACGGGCATCACTGTCGAGGAGCTGAACCCACTGCACGACTGGGCCGGCGTTCGCCGCGCTCTCGATCTCAAGGCGGCTTGAGCCATGGCCATCTATCGCGAAATCACTTGCATTCGCTGCGGCGAGATGGCGACTCGTTGCACAACAGCTCCGTCGTTCTGCCTCGACTGCGGCCATGAGCACGCTCGCGAAGGACGAAAGGCCAATAACTGCATCAACTCTGCAGTTGCCAAGGGGCTTCTCCCGAGAGCCCGAACCCTTCTTTGTGTGGACTGCGGATCGCAAGCCACTGAGTACGAGCACCGAGACTATCTCGAACCAATGAAGGTCGAGCCGGTTTGCCACTCGTGCAATCTCAAGCGTGGTCCGGCACTGGATAGCCGTCTGCGCTCCATCACTGCCGCCTAGGAGCACCCCATGAAGCAAGTCAACTTGGTCCCGCTTGCACTCCTCATTGCAGGCCTCTTGAGTGCTTTGTACTGCGCCTACATGACGGTCTTCGAGGCGGAGACCTATGTGATTGCCTTTGCCATCGCGTGCATCGTTTCCGTACTTGGCTGGCACGAACTGATCGCCACGGATGAGATTTTCGAGGCCCAAGAGGGCGAGTGAGTAGGCGTCTTTGAACATGACGCCTATTTTTTTGCCCTGTACTGAAAACGACTGACAAAAGGTTTTATCAGTGAAAGTCACTCCCCCCAAAGCGCAACTGTCGCTGGACTTCGAGCCCGGCCTAGTCGAGCGCTACCGCAACCTCCGCGATGTAGTCAGCACTGGGATCTACCGCCGTGGATTGTCCACCTGCGCAATCGACCTGAACGAATCGCCCGGCAATCTGAGCAACCAGCTCAGCGACGAGAGCCAGCGCAAGTTCGGAATCGACGAGTTCGAGACCTATCTGGAGAAGTCCAAGGACATGGAGCCTCTCTATTACCTGATCGAGAAGTTCCTGCACAAGCCCGAGGCGAAGAGCAGCGCGGCGCTGCAGGCGATTCCGGAGGTTGCGGCCCAACTCCAGAAACTGATGAAACAGGCAGGGCTGGCATGAGCAGTCCTTTCAACTGGCGCGACCAGCCGAGCGAGGCGGTAGAGGCGCTGAAGCCGTCCACCAAGGCCCGCAAGCCAAACCTCGCCCCCAAGAGATTGCACAGCCTCTCCAAGAAGGCAGACGAGATCCTCCGCGCCCGTTTCGGCGGCGCGTATTCCAAAGCCAAGCAAGGAGACGCTTGATGTACTTCGATGGTGCAACCTACGAACACGCCCGCGACAGCGCACGTCTGGGCGATCAGATGATGGCTGTCCTCAGCGTCATGGCTGACGGCCAGTGGCGCACCCTCAAGCAGCTCGCTGCGGCTGTGGATGCTCCAGAAGCCTCCGTGTCCGCCAGGCTCCGCGACCTCCGCAAGCCCCGCTTCGGCGGGCATCGCGTCGAGCGCCGATATGTCTGCAAAGGCTGCTTCACGTATCAACTCGTGGTGCGCGAGACGGAGCATTGAATGCGGCTAGTCCCAAAGAACTGGGCTTCGTTCCAGCACTACAAGGACCGGAATCCTCCGTGGATCAAACTCCACAAGGCCCTCCTGAATGACCGTGCATACGCCCGCTTGCCACTTGCTAGCAAGGCGCTAGCACCTTTGCTCTGGTTGCTAGCAAGCGAGTCAAAGAACGGTTCGTTCGATGCGGATGTCGATGAACTGGCTTTCCGGCTTCACCTGACGGAAAAAGAGATCGCCCAAGGTGTCGATCCTCTTATTAAGGCTGGCTTCTTCATTCCGTTGCAATCTGATAGCACGGTGCTAGCAACTTGCCAGCAGGTTGCGCCAGATTCGTGCTCAGAGAGAGAGGGAGAGACAGAGAGAGAGACAGAGGCAGAGGCCCGCGCTCCGCGCTCTACGACTCCTTCCATTGAGGGAGTTTCCGAAACCCTGCTGCGCGACTACATGCAAGTCCGCAAGGCAAAGAAGGCAGGCCCGCTGACCGACACCGCGATTGCAGGACTTCGGCGGGAGGCTGACAAGGCCGCATTGACCATGGAGCAGGCCCTCACGGCCTGCGTCGAGTTCGGATGGCAGGGCTTTAACGCCGGCTGGTATGCCGAGCGGACCCAAGGGAAGGCCAAACCCGGCGTGGTGGTCGCCTCGCACGATCCCGACTCCCGAAGCGCCATCGAGGCTGAGGGCGTCGCCAAGGGCATCGGCCCATGGAACGAGATCAACGAGCAGTGGCATTCCTACAAAGCCCGTGTTCGTGGCCGGCAGAACGGCTTTGACCTCACCCAACTGGCGGCGATGGCCGCTCAACGACAAGGAGCGCACTGATGAACCGAAACCACCTGAACTTTGAAGAACGCGAAGCCATGCACATCCTGGACCTTGCTGCTGCTGGCGTCGATGTCCCTGCGTCGGCCATTCAGTGGGCGCTGATCGTCACTGGCGACGCAGTGGGGCTGCGGTGACCTACCAATGCCACAACCGAGGCGAGTTCGCGCCGTCTGTGACTGTCCAGGACGGCTGGCAGAACAGTTGGGCTCGTCGGATGGTGGACATGCCGTTCCGGATGTCGCCGTACTGTGAGTACACGCTGACCGAACTGGGCCAGAAGGACAAGGGCTGTGATGGATGCAAGTGGAAGGCTGGAGCCGGAGTTGACCCATCTGCTGAGCCTGTGCAAGTCGGGGACGGCTTGGCAGATCTACGCAAGGGAGAAGGCGGACCTGTTGGCGTTGGAGGACAGGCAGACGTGGGGAAGCCTTCCGATGTTGCTGAGCAACGCCGTCACCTTGAGCAAATTTGGCCCGGCGCGGCCGCGTATCAACCAACCGAGGAGAAGTGATGGAGAAGGGCTACACCATGGAAATCGAACGACGCCTGTTTGATAACGACAACGGGGCCTTCGTCAGCGTCGGTATGTCTGCCGACTTCCCCGGCAACGTGAGGCTCTACACGACCAAGGAGAACGCGGAGATGTTTGGCGACATCCGGTTGGACCTGCCGTGGAAAATGATGAAGCTGATCGGCGAAGCGCTGATCCAGGCGTCCAGAGAAGCTGAATTGGCTGGAGATTGACCATGTTCAACGTCCTCAAGCCAACCTACATCCCGATTGGCGACTGGTTTGCTGTTCGGTGGCAGATCCTCGGTCAGGCATCGAGCATGGAAGAGGCGAAAAAGCTCTATGGGGGTAGCCCAGTGCTGGAGGAGCAGAAGCAATGAAGCCGGCAACCAGAACCTATCTCCTGCTCGAAGTGCAGTGCAGCAAGGAAATTCCCGATCTGACGGACAAGGCAGCGGGCCGCGTGTACTCAATGACTGGTGTAGAGGGTGCAACGGCAATCCTGCTGGACTCGCACGAGGCGTTCACGCTGGCATCGGCGCAGATGGAGAAGGGCCAGTGAGCCGCGAGATTGATCCGCATGCTGCCGTTGATTACATATTGGCCAACGCAGGGAAGTTCGCTAAGGCCAAGGCCGAACGCGTCTACCTCGAAGAGTTCCGCAAGTCCAAGAAGGCGCTTCTGATGAAGGCCAGCCCGGAATCGTCGGGGATCGCGCAAGAGCGGGACGCCTACGCCCACAACGACTACATCGCGCTTCTGGCGGGCCTCAAGGAAGCTGTGTTGATCGAGGAAAAGCTGAAGTGGGACTTGATCGCAGCTCAGGCCCGCGTCGAGATCTGGCGGACCGAGAGCGCGAACAACCGCAACCAGGATCGGGCCACGCAATGAACATCTGGCGCGACTTTGGAGACTCAATGTCTTACCTCCACCGAGCAGATGGGGAGGTTCTGGCGGAAATGATTAGCAGCCGATACGACCGGTGGAGCATCAAGGTGAACCACAAGGCGCGCGGTCTTTGGATCGGACGGGATCTTGCCAAGGCTGCGTGCGAGCGCATCGTGGAGATGGAGCGACCCGGGCGGATCGTTGTGCAGCATATTTCCCCGTCCGCGCCTTCGTTCTGGCAAAGGTGGTTCGGATGCTGACTGCCGTAAAGCTCAAAGAGTGCCGTCAGTGCGGCTCCAAGTTCAGCCCGTGGAGTTCAACCCAGACCGTCTGCGGCCGTGTCTGTGCTGCCAAGCTGGTCAAGACCGAAAAGGCTGCCGAAGCCAAACAGGATCGAGCCAAGCGGGAATCCCTCAAGACCATCCCTCAACTGATAGCCGAAGCACAGAAGGAATTCAATGCATTCATCCGCCTCCGGGACCAGCTCGCCGGGCACCCTTGCATCTCCTCAGGCCGTCCCTTGGATTGGTCGGGGAACGGTGTGGATGCCGGCCACTACCGCAGCACTGGCGCAGCGTCGCACCTTCGTTTTGACGAGGACAACTGTCACGCCCAGTCGAAGCACGACAACCAGTATTTGTCAGGTAACGCCGTGGACTACCGGCTGAACCTGATCAAGCGCATTGGCCTGGCTCGCGTCGAGCGGCTGGAGGCCAGCAATGAGCCGATCAAGTGGGGCCGCGACACCCTGCGGCAAATCAAAACCATCTACCGCGCGAAGACCCGCGCTTTGAAGAAGGAGCATTCATGACCCGAGCCGAGAAGATTTTGAACCTGCTGCGTGAGCGTCCGAGAACCTTCGAGGAGCTTCAAGAGTTGAGCGGTGCGCCGTCAGAGATCGTACGCAACACCCTGAGCGACCTAAAGCGCAGTGGGTACATGGAAGCCGTCCCGACGACCTACCGAGTCACAGAAAAGGCTGAAGCCGAGGAGGGCAAACCGAAGATCGAATGGAAGGCGATCAAGGCTCGTCAAGCCAGCGCAAAGCAGATGCAGCCGAAGCTGGGCCGGGCCAGGTCGGTTTCTGAGGGAATCGTGGCATCGGCCATGAGGAACGTTCCGAGCAGTGTTTTCAATCTAGGAGGGATGCAAGCATGACCAACAACCTCACGTTAGTAGCCGCTCTCCCTGGCTCGGGAGGAGGCTGTATGTCATCTCTCCCTCCAGAGGTAACGACATGGGAGGATCTGATATTCCCCACGATCGATTATGAATCGGCTGAGGCTGAGGCCATTGACGATCTGGCTAATAGGTTGCTCGCAGCCGTGCAGAGGGCATACTGATGATGAGGGATCTCCAACTTACCGATGAGTTGGACTCTCTCCTGTCGGCCTACCACCATTGGGCTAAGGGATACATCCCCGTTCCTGTTTGTGGAGCAGACCCCATGTTCCGCAATGCCAAGTCGGGGAGGGGGTACGACAGCGTTTCGGACGTGATCGAGGACGAGCTGCACGGCTCGACCATGGAATGCATTGATTTCCATATCGGGGAGATTCAGGAGCCGTACCGGGCAGCGCTCTACATCCTTGCTCGGAACTGCTACACCGGGCACAAGGTATGGATAAGTCCGAGGTTGCCCAAAGATCCGATCGAGCGTGGGACAATCATCCTGGAAGCAAGGAACCAACTGACTAGGCGGCTCATGGCTGCGGGGGTAATGTGATGCCAACAATGTTTGATCTCAAACAGGCCATCAGTGACAACGTGAATGGGACGCTGCTGACGCCCGACACTATGGGCCGTGAGCTTGACCGCCTGCTAGATAAGCCTGCAAAAACGGTCAAGGTCGTTTATGGGCCAAGGCCAGATGGAGTCGAAGTCGAGTTTCTCGTTAGGTACGGGAGCAATACATTCCCCCTTGACTTCGAGATGTGGGCGCTTCTGCTCAGTTTGGACGACTTCAGCCGCGAGTATCTTCAACCTATCGCGGATAAGATCAGGTTGATTGACAAAGCGAACTAGATAGTTCACAATCCGCCTCGGACGGCACAGGTGCCTCCAAAATTCACAAAAGAGCCCGCCCTTCGCAAGATCGGCGGGTTTTTCGCGTTCGCCGGGCAGATCTTCATCTTTGATGTGCTGTAGCTAAAGGATCTGACCCGGCACCCCCTTCTCCTTGGTTGGCAGTCGCTAACCCTTCACGCCGCCCCTTCGGAAGATCGGGCGGCTTTTTCATTTCCGCACCTGGGCGATTCCAGGGGCTCTAAGGAGCAGTGATGCAAGCCCAAGACATCCAAGCCTATGAAGCCCGCGTCTCAAAGATGAGCCGAGGCCAGATCGAAGCAACCCTGAAGAACCATGACGGAATGGTGGGAACGCAACGTTGGTCAGGCTTGGACGAGCAGCTTAGGACTGATTTGTTAGCGATGGCTGACATTCTGCGTCAACGTCTACTGTAGAGGCAGCTAGAAATGGCCATTGGAAAGAAAACGGGCGGCCGTACCAAAGGCACGCCCAACAAAGCTACCGCTGAGTTCCGGGATACCGTGACCAAGCTTCTGTCCGACAACGCTGAGAACGTTGCGACCTGGCTCGCAGAAGTAGCGACTGGTGGGAGTGATCCGAGCAAGGCTGATCCCGGTAAGGCGCTTGACCTGTTGGCGAAGCTTGCCGAGTTCGCTGCTCCGAAGCTGGCTCGCACTGAGGTGACGGGTGCGGGTGGTGGGCCTGTTGTCATTGCTGCATCGCCTACTGACGAACGGCTATGAGCATTCATCTCGAATCCGCCTGGCTGTCGGTCTACGCGGTGTTCTGGCGCGTCTATGACGTTCGGATGGATGAGTTCCTAGGCCCTTGCTTCAGGATGCGGGTCGGCCGCTGGGTCTTCCCGAAGCGCAAGTGAAGCTCACTGCCAGGCAACTCGCTGCACAAGACGTGCTGGCGGGAGATGCCACTCACTGCATGCTGTTCGGTGGGTCGAGGTCGGGGAAAACCTTCCTGTTGGTCCGAAATGTGGTCATGCGAGCTTTGAAGGCTCCGAAGAGCCGACACGCGATCCTCAGATTCCGGTTCAACGCCATCAAGGGATCGGTGATCTTCGATACCTTCCCGAAGGTGATGGAGGTTGCGTTTCCTGGGGTCAAGTACACGCTGAGCAAGACCGACTGGTTTGCTGAGTACGAGAACGGCTCGCAAATCTGGTTTGGTGGGTTGGACGACAAGGAGCGTACCGAGAAGATTCTGGGTATGGAGTTCGTCACGATCTACCTAAACGAGGCGAGCCAGATCCCGCAAGGATCGAGAGATATCGCTGTCACACGACTGGCCCAGCAGGTCAATCAGGTCATCGAGGGGAAGGAAGCCAAGCCGCTGAAGCCGCGGATGTACTACGACTGCAACCCGCCTTCTAAGGTGCATTGGGCCTATCGCCTGTTCGTTGAGAAGCGTGATCCTGAGACGAAGGAGGCGCTGCACAACCCGCAGGACTATGCGGCGTTCCAGATCAACCCCCAGGACAACATCGAGAACGTCTCGGCCGGGTATCTCGACACGCTGAAGAACCTGTCTACCAGGCTGCAAAAGCGCTTCCTGAAGGGCGAGTTTGCCGATGCCACGCCGAACCAGCTCTTCCATGAGGAAGACATCGACAAGTGGCGTGTGACTGATGGCACGTTGCCTGACATGGTGCGTGTTGTTGTGGCTGTGGACCCGTCTGGCTCAGATGACGCGGACAACGCCGACAACGATGCAATCGGGATCGTGGTTGCTGGTCTAGGCACGGATGGCAATGCTTACATCCTTGAAGACTGCACGGTGAAGGCTGGGCCTGGCACATGGGGACGTGTCGCTACTTCGGCATATGAGCGACATAACGCTGATGTCGTGGTGGCAGAAGTCAATTACGGCGGCGCGATGGTCAAGCAGACGATCGACGTTGCCCGTCCTCGGACGAACTACAAGACAGTGAGCGCAAGCCGGGGCAAGGTTGTTCGAGCCGAGCCCTTCAGTGCCTTGTATGAGCAGGGGAAGGTTCGCCACGTTGGTGACTTCCACGAGCTTGAAGACGAACTAACCGCGTTCTCGACCTATGGCTACATGGGTGAGGACAGCCCGAACCGTGCTGATGCGCTGATTTGGGCACTAGCAGAACTGTTCCCTGGCCTCATTCGAGGCAAGAAGGAACGCAAACCCCTTAAGACAATCCCCGAAGGTTCGGGAAGCTGGATGAATGGATAACCATGGCCGAAACAACCACTAGCAAGGACGAAGAAATCCTAGCTACGGCCAAGGAGCGTTTTGAGCAGGCCATTTCTCGCGAATCGCACAATCGGGAGAGGCAGAAGGAAGACATTCGCTTTGCTGCGTCGTCTCCCGACGATCCTTGGCAGTGGGACGAGAAGACGATTCAGGACCGCAAGCAGTCGATGCGTCCCATGCTGACCATCAACAAGATGCCGCAGCACATCCGCCAGGTGACGAACGACATCCGGCAGAACCGTCCGAGCATTCGTTACCGTCCTGCTGACGACAAGGCTGATCCTGAGGTGGCTGACATCCTCATGGGTCTGGTCAGGCACATCGAAGCGCATTCGGACGCTGACATCGCCTATGACACCGCTGCTGAGCATCAGGTGACTTCGGGCCTTGGGTATATCCGCGTGATGGCGGATTACGTCAATGACGACTCGTTCGATCAGGACATCTTCATCAAGCGGGTGAAGAACCCTTTCCGTGTTCACATGGACCCGGACATCCAAGATCCTGCGGGTGGTGATGCCAAGTGGTGCTTCATTGATGAAGACCTGACGGACGAAGAGTTCAAGGCTCAGTACCCTGACGCTGACCCGATCGACTGGAAGTTTGCTGACGACTCGTCGTGGTTCAGCTCGGACAAGAAGGTCCGCATCGCTGAGTACTTCGAGATTGTTGAGAAGGAGGCGACTCTTTGCCTGTACGCCAACGGGATGAGTTCGTTCAAGGGTGAGGATCTGCCTGAAGGTGTCTTCATCGGTGAACGGCCGATAAAAGAGCGCAAGACGGTCAAGAAAACTTGTGTCTGGCGCAAGATCAACGGCCAGCAGATCCTCGAAGGTGGTGAGAAGGGCAAGGAGTTTCCTTCCCGATACATTCCCGTTGCTCGCGTTGTGGGCAATGAGTGGGAGGTCGAAGGCAAGGTTTACGTGTCCGGCATCGTGCGCAACGCGAAGGACTCGCAGCGCATGTACAACGTGGCCCAGACGGCGATTGTCGAGCGGGTGATGCTTTCCCCGAAGACGCCTTGGACGGCTCCTGTCGAGGCTGTTGAGGGCTACGAGAAGCAGTGGCAGACGGCCAACACGGCGAATCACTCCTATCTGCCGTACAACCACGTAGACGCCGAAGGCAACCCGATTCCTTCGCCGACTCGCGTGCAGGCTGCTCAGGTCGAGACTGGCCTGAATCAGATTGCCATGGGTGCCTCGGACGACATCAAGGCCGAGACGGGGCAATACGATGCTTCGCTGGGTCAGAAGTCGAACGAAACGTCAGGTCGGGCCATCATGGCTCGTCAGCGTGAGGGCGACAACGCGACGTATCACTACGTGGACAACCTGGGTCGGGCGATTCGCCACATTGGCCGCGTGATCCTGGACATGATCCCAGCCATCTATGACACGCAGCGGGTTGCGCGGATTCTGGGTGAGGATGGCGAGGTGGCTAACGCGATCGTTGATCCATCGGCACCTGAGGCATTCCAGAAGGTTCGCGACGAACAAGGCGAGATCAAGCGCATCTTCAACCCGAACATCGGGTTCTATGACGTGTACACCACGTCTGGCCCGAGCTTCACCACGCGTCGGATTGAGGCTGTCGAGGCGATGACCGCGATGACTCAGGCGAACCCTGAGCTGTGGCAGGTCATTGGTGATCAGTTGGTGAAGAACATGGACTGGCCTGGTGCTGAAGAGATGGCCGAGCGATTGAAGTTGACGCTTCTCCCGCAGGTTCAGCAGTCCCTCGACAAGGACGAAGAGCAGCAGGTTCCGCCTCAGATCCAACAGGCGATGCAGCAGATGGAGCAGCAGGTTCAGGCGCTTCAGTCGGCCGGGCAAGAGGTGCAAGGCATGCTCACCGAGGCTCAGCAGAAGCTCCAGGCCGAGACGGTTGCACGCCAGAAGGCTGAGATGAAGGCCCAGCAGGCAGACATGCGTGCTCAGCAGTCCGACATGATGCTCAAGATCGCTGCCCGTGAAGAACAGGCTATGAACGCCGTGCGTCAGGCTCAGGAAGGTCAAGAGCCGAAGGAGTCCGCTCCTGCTCAACCTCAACAGGCTCAAGCACCAATGGTCCTGCCGGACGTGAACGGTCAACTGGCCGGGATGATGGCTCCCATTGCTGAGGTCATGCAGGCATCGCAGCAGGGCACGCAAGAGGCGTTGTCTGTCATTGCTGAGCAGCAGGCCAATCTAGGCGTTCTGGTGCAGGAATCGAGCGCTCAGACCGCTCAACTGCTGGCTACAGTGGTCGCAGAGATCGCCAAGCCCAAGACCACCACTATGCAGATCAAGAGCCCGTCAGGGGGCGTCTACACCGCAACAAAGACCGAGGCTTAACCCATGACGACCGGCTACGCAGCAAACCTTCGCAATGCTCAGTTGGACGCGATCACGACCTTTGCCGGCAATGCTGCGATCCTTCGCATCTACAACGGCACACGTCCTGCTACTGGGGGCGCTGCGACTACCCTGCTTGGGACGTTCACGCTTGGCTCTCCGCTGGCCGCTGGTGCTGTGGCTGGTGTGCTGAGTCCTACGCTGCCGGCTGATACGACAGGTGCAGCGGCTGGCACTGCGACATGGTTTCGGATCGTCAAGGCTGATGGAACGACGCATGTTCTCGATGGTTCGGTGGGCACGTCTGGTGCTGATCTGAACCTGAACACGACGACCGTCAGCGTAGGTGTTGCTCTCGCGATCACTGCATTCACGATCACGCGCGGCAACCCGTAGGGGTAAACCGTGGCTGGATCAGTTGCCAACGCTCGCAAGGCCAACACCTCGGGGGCAACGTCTACAACAACAACGAGCTTCACCGGCACGACAGGTAACACGATCTGGGTTGGCGTCTCGGACGCTTCCGGTCAGGGTTCGCTAACCATCTCGGACAACGTTGTAGGGTCCCCCAACACCTACACGCAGATAGGAACCACGCGAACCAGCGCATCAGGTGCGCAGATTCGGCGCTTCTGCTGCCAGAACATCACCGGGCGCGCTGGGATGACGGTGACTGCCACATGGGGCAGCAACTCGGATGCGACGGTCCATGTGCTGGAGCTGGCCGGGGTTGCTACTGCGTCCTTGGATTCGGCAGCTTCTGCCCAGACGGACGACAGCAACCCGCCTTGGACGGTGACATCGGGCACGCTGGCGCAGGCAGATTCGATCGCCATTGCCATGACTGGCACGGCGTTCAACGGGACATGGAGCGAATCGAGCGGGTTCACGGTCCAGACGCAAGAGGGGGACAACAACCTCTATTGGACGGGTTGTGCGGCATCGAGGGTGGTGGCTGCGACGACAGCTCTAACGCCATCGTTCACGATCTCTGGCGGTGGGTCGGATTGCGCGGTAGCGATTGACGTTTTCAAGGCTGCTGCGGCTGGGGGTGTCACCGGCACGATTGCATGGACAGAAGATGACGACACGGCCGCACTGACCGGCTCTGCTGAAGTCAGCGGCACAGCGGCTTGGACGGAAGCGGACGATGCGGCAGCCCTCACAGGCGCGGCGGAGGTGTCCGGCACATCGGCATGGACTGAGGCTGATGACACCGCTGCGGTGACTGGAACTGCCACGGTTAGCGGCTCTGCTGCGTGGACCGAGGCAGATGATGCGGCGGCGCTCACTGGGACTGTTGGGACGATCGCGGTATCGGGTGACATCGCCTGGACCGAAGAAGATGACACCGCAGCCCTGACAGGGACGAGTTCAGGTGGTGTGCAGTTGCTCGGTGGTGGCCCTGGTGGCCCTCGCAAGCGCAGAGGCGGGACCGAGAGCTATCTGGAGCGTCTGCTTGGCAGGCCTCTAGACGAGATCCAGCCGGAAGAGATCGAGGTTATCGAGCAGGCAGCGGAAGAGGCTGCCAAGGCTCCACAACCGCCCAAGAGGGAAGAGGCTGAGGAATCCCTGAGAGAGTATGGCCTTGCACTGAAGGAGGCTTATGTACAGATCTTCATCGAGTTGGAGCAGAAGAAGCGCCAGGCGATGGAGGAGGAAGAAATGATGGCTGTCATTGCCGTCTGCCTTTGAAAGAAATCATGGACACATCAAAAAACCCCACCAAGTTCGCCGCAGTGACGACCTCTGATTCCGCAAGCAACATCGGCGTCGGCTTCAGTGTCGGCGTGACTGGTGCGGTCTCGTTCGAGTTCGCTGACGGCACCAATGCTGTGTGGCCTGTCTGCACGGCAGGTGTGTACTACGCGCTGTCTTTCCAGAAGATTCGCGCGACTGGAACCACTGCGACCGGGATCATCCGGTTCAATTAACCGCCGCAAGGCAACAACCGTACCTGTGCGTTCACAGGGTCTAAGCATCCGTCGCGAGACGCTGCAAGGAGTGTTAGTTGGAAAACGAGAGCCAGGTCCTAGAGACCACCGTCGAATCGGAAGACGTAAAACCCACCGAGCTGAACACCCCACCCGTGACTGCTGCGGATGGTGTCGTGGAACCCAAGCAGGACGAACAGCCGAAGACCTTCACGCAAGCGGAAGTTGACGCGCTGATTCAAAAGCGGCTACTGAAGGAAGAACGTCGAGTTCACCGACGCATCGAGCAGCAACTGCGCGAGCAGAAGCAGGCCGAGGTGCTGAAGATCGAACCCAAACGCGATGACTT